GGACGCCGGCGGAGGAGTCGCCCACGTCCTCAGCGGTGGGCGCGATCACGCGCTACGCGCTCGCCGACCGCGCACAGGCCGCCATTGACCAGCGCGGCGGGCAGGGCGGCGGCATCGTGTTCTATCCCGACAACATGGATGATCTGGAATTCAACGCGGCAAAGGACAACTGGGAGAATATCCGCAGCAACCCCGCCAACGCAGGGCGCGACATCCATGTGACCAGCGCGCTGAAGTATGAATCCGGCGCGCTCACGGCACGCGACCAGCAGCGCGAAGAACGCGCCATGCGGTTGATTAACGAGATTGTTGCCGCCTACCAGTGCACGCCGATCAAGGCCGGCGACTACAGCGATGCCTCGAAGCTGGCAAATGCGGCGGTGCAGTCGCGCGAGTTCGCAGAGGAGTGGGGCGTCGAAGAACTTGAGTTCATCGAAGAGGCATTTAATAACGAGCTGCTATGGAAGCACTGGCCGGACGCGCGTGACGCCGGCTTGCATCTGGCGCATGACCTGAGCGAGATTCCCGCGCTGCGCGAGGACGAGCAAGAGAAGGCGGCGGTGAAGCAGGTCAAGGTGCAGGCCATCAGCGTGGCGCGCGCGGCGATGCTGGTAAGCCTGAACGAAGCGCGCAGCTACATCGACATGCCGCGCATCAACGACCCGCGCGCCGATCAAGTCGAATTCGCCGCGCCCGATGCGGGGCAGGGTGACGCGCAGGACGGAGCGCAGGACGCCGGCGCGAATGATGAACCTGTGAGCACGAAGGCGGCGAAGGCCGATCAACCAACCGGCGTGATGGTGGCGCTGATGCTCAGGCCGGAAGATGCGCAGCAGATAGCAAGCCAGACGCCGGCGACATGGCCGGATGAGGGCGCGACGCCTGAGCCGGCAGCGGACTATCACATCACGCTCGCCTATCTCGGCGATGCTTCGCTGTTTGACAGTGTTGCAAAGTCGCGCGTGATGCTGGCTGCTGAGAATGTGGCGCGTCGCTTCAGCGTGCCGGTGCAGGTCACGGCAAAGGGCGCAGGTCGCTTCGTCAACGCCGGCGGCGATGCGATCTGGGCCGGCGTGGCCGCTGAAGGGCTGGGCAACATGCAGAAGGCCGTCATCAGTGACCTACAGCAGGGCGGCATCACCGTGCCTGAAGATCACGGTGACTACAGGCCGCACATCACGCTTGCCTACGTGCCGACACTCGCGCCGGCGACCGTGCCGGCCATTCAGCCGGTGCGCTGCGCATTCACGACGCTCTCCGTGATGTGGGCCGGCGAACGCTACGACTTCCCCTTCGGCGGCAGCGAGGCTTATGGCAGCGTGACGGCGAAGGCGCAGCAGCCTGCGCAGCGCATCATCGCCGACTACGTAGGCGTAAAGGTGAAGACGCCGGCAGGCGAGGGCGTCATCGAAAAGGTAGTGCGCTTCGGCGAGCATGGCGGACGAACAGCGACGAAGGCCGCGCCGCTGTTCATCGCCGCCGGCGCAGCATGGGGCGCGGATGAGTTGGAGGTGATCGAATAATGGCAAAGTATCAAAAGCGCCCCGTGGTTATTGAGGCAATCACGTTTGATGAATTGGTTGCGCTTGGCATCGCCGCCGGCGCAAATGTTCACAACGGCATGCCGTGGTCGTTCAGCTATCGGGGCTGGCCGATTACACACGAAAATGATGATTGCTATCTCATCCCCACGCTGGAAGGAACGATGAAGTTTCAGCGCGGTGACATGCTCATCACTGGCATTCAAGGCGAGATTTACCCCTGCAAGGCTGACATTTTTGCGGCGACCTATCAGCCAGTCGAAGCAGGTGAAGCATGAAGCCGGCGCAACACACACCCCGCGTCTACCCTCACGGCACGCTCATGCGTTTCGTGGTCATCAACGAGCGCGGCGAGGTCTTCCCGAAGCGCGCCGAGTTTCCCAGCCGGCACCCGCGCCTTGCGTTGCGCGCCGGCGCAATCGAAGCGTGTGTGAGGTGTCCGCACTGGACTGAATTGCCGCTGAGTGACCGCAACTTAATCATCCGTTTTGGAGTGAACTAATGGCCGGCGAAACAACCATCCTCACCATCAGCGCCAAAGATGTAGAGGCGCGGCAGAAGGCTTTTGCGAAGCTCGGCACCGAAGCGCCAAAGATCATCACGCAAGAGTTCCGCGAGTTCGGCGAGGTCTTCCGCGACACCCTGCGCGGTGAAGCGCCGGTGCGCGAGGGCGTCTTGCGCGATTCGATCAAATACACCATCAGGGGCGCGAACACCAGCGAGGTGGAGCTGCGCGTGACGATGGGCAACAAGAAGCGCCCTGAAGTCGTGGTGCGCTCGCTGCTGTTCGGCTCGGTGCCGCACGACATCAAGCCAAAGCGCCCGGGCGGCTATCTCAAGTTTGATGTGCGCGGCAAGACGGTGTTCACAAAGCTGGTGCGTCACCCCGGCACGACGCGCGATCCGTTCCTGAACGTCACGCTTCAGAAGACGGACGGCGACTTGAGAAGGCTGCGCGCGAAGGTGGGCGCGCTGATGATTGAGACGATTGAAGACGAGCGAACCTGAGCCGCCCATTGACAGAGGTTGTAGAATCTCTGTCAGCAGACACGATGCTTTTTTGGCCGAGGCTTGAAAGACAGCACAGAGGCCAGTGAAAAAAAATAGCATGACCTGGGCAAGTCGATAAACTGCCCAACTTAATAACAAGCCAGAGCTTAATCAACAGCGCGGCGACTCTCACCAGTCGCCGCGCTGTTTGTTTTCCCATGTCAGACATAGAGCGTATTTGGATCACAGACGCAGTGAAGGCCATCGACGGCGCGCTGAAACTACGCGTGCTGGGCGGGCCTTACGGCATCGACAAGCAGGGGCATGAGTTCCACGCCGGCACCGACTTTGCAGACGTGCCCATCGTGCCGGTCATCTCCTATCACGGCTGGGATGCGCTCGATGGCGCGCGCATCGGTTGGGCAACGAAGGCCGAGCGCGACGAAAGCGGCCAATGGTATGAAGTCTCGCTCGACCCGACCGACATCGGCAAAAAGCTTTACGCCGATGCGCAGGCCGGCAAGGTGCGCGCTTCGTCTGATTCCATTCAACATCTGGTGCGCCCAGAGAACGCGCTGAAAGGGTATCGCGGCAAGATCGACCGCTGGCCCATCGGCGCGATCAGCCTCATGGGCGCAGACAAATACGACCGCGCCATGAACCCGCGCGCCATTGCGGTGCCGGCGCTCAAGGCGTTCTATGACGAGTTGATAACGAGCATCGAAGCCGATTCGGGCGAGCCGGCTGCTAAGGCTGGTGCGGTGTTTGCAGGACGCAACGCCGCGCGCATCAAACAGCTAAAGCAATTGGTTGACGAACTCACGGCAGAGATGCCCGAAGCATTTCAGGACGCAGCCGGCGAGGCTGCGAGCGAAGACAAACAGTCAGCGCCCACGGTGAACCATGCCGAGGGCGCGGGAGTAAAGGCAGAAATGACGAAGGAAGAAATGGAGGTGTTGGCCACAATGCTGGCCGACAAGATGAAGCCGGCCACCCCGCCGCCGGCGGCAAAGGCCGAAGACACCGACGCGGCTGCGAAGGCCGTTGCTGATAAGGCGATGGAGATCGTGGACAAGCGGCTGGTCGAAGCCGGCCGCCCGAAGTTCGCAACAAAGGCCGAAGCCGATGCCGAAGACACAAAGCGCGGGATCTACGACTACCTCAACCGCGCCGACACGCCGGCGGCAAAGGCATTCATCGAAACCAAAGACGAGCGCACGAAGGCGTTCGGGCAGTTCCTCGCAGGCAAGGCCACGCCGGCGGCAAAGGCGCTTCTGGGTGACGACGATGTGCGCGGCGGGTTCATCCTCGCGCCTCAGCAGTTTGTCGCTGCGCTGTTGCGCAAGATTGACGACAGCGTGGTGATCCGCCAGGTGGGCACCCGCTTCACCATCGACCAGGCCGAATCGCTCGGCGTGCCGACGCTCGACACCGACATCAGCGACGCCGACTGGACAAGTGAACTGAACACCGGCAGCGAAGATGACGCGATTCGCTTCGGCAAGCGCGAGCTGTATCCGCGCGCGCTGGCCAAGCGCGTGAAGGTCTCCAACCGCTTGCGCCGGCAGGCCGCCATTCCGGTGGACGCGCTGGTGCAGGAACGCCTGAGCTACAAATTCGGCGTGACGATGGAGAAGGCCTACATGACCGGCGATGGCAACGGCAAGCCGCTCGGCTTGTTCACCGCCTCGGCGAACGGCATCAGCACCGCGCGTGACGTGACCACGGCCGGCGCGGGTGTGGTGGCCGGCGATGACCTGATCGACGCGCTTTATAGCCTGAAAGAGGGCTACATGAAGTCGCCGACGACAGCGTGGGTGTTCCACCGCGACATCGTGAAGCGCATTCGCAAGCTGAAGGCGTCGAACGGCGAATACCTGTTCGATGACAGCAACACGGTGCAGTATGGCTTGAACGGCGGCGCGGAGTTTCCGACGCTCCTCGGCAAGCCGGTCATCATGAGCGAGTTCGCGCCGAATACCTACACGTCTGGCAACTACATCGGCCTGATCGGTGACATGCGCTTCTATTACTACGCCGACGCTCTGGCGCTGGCGATTCAGGTCCTGAATGAGCTGTATGCCGAGACCAACCAGACCGGCTTCATTGGCCGCGCGGAGACGGACGGCATGCCGGCGCTGGAAGAGGCGTTTGCACGCATCAAGCTGCAGTAGTCACGGTTGAAGGCGGCGCATTACGCCGCCTTTGATGCGTTCACTTACTCGGAGAACACAGACATGAATCTTTCGACTGAACTCAAAATCCGGCGCGTGGCCGCCGCCGCCGGTGCTGCAACGACCGCCGTGAACGGCAGCGCCGTGGACATGGAAGGCTTTGAATCGGTGCTGTTCCTTGGTTCGTTCGGCACCGCAGCCGCCGACAACACGCTTAAGGCGCAAGCCTCTGACGACGGCTCGACCGGCTGGGCTGACATCACCGGCGCGATCACCGCGCCCGGCGGCACAGACGCCGTGCAGTATCTGGAAGTGGTGCGCCCGCAAAAGCGCTACATCCGCGTGGTCGCCACGCGCGGCACGTCCAGCACACTGGAAAGCATGTGGGCAATTCAAGGCTTGCCGGCGGTGTCGCCGGTGGGCAACAACACAGCCGGCACCATCGCCGGCGCGGTGAAGGTGCCAAGCTACTAAAGCCATGGCATACGTCACGGTGGCCGAGTGGAAAGCGTATCGCGGCACACTGTCCGGCGCGGTGCAGGTTGCCTTCACCGCGCTGGAAGATGCGTCGCTTCAACTCTTTCTCGATCAGGCGCAATCAGAACTGGAGCGGCTGACCGGCAAGAAGTTCGAAGCTGAGGCCGAGACGCGATACTTTCGCGCCGGCGCGCTGGTGTGGGCGAATGCCAAGCGGCTGCTATTGGACAAGTGGCTGCTTCAGGTGACGACGCTCACCAACGGCGACGGCGCCGTGATCAGCGCCTCGGACTACTGGCTGCACCCGCGCGGCGCCGGCCCATATCACGCCATCGAACTGAAGTCGTCTGTCAACTGGCGATTCAACACCGACGGCGAGATTGCGGTGACCGGCGCGTGGGGCTTCATGCAGCAGGCTGACGAGGGCGTGAAGCGCGTGGTGATGCGCCTGGCCGAGTTCTATTACCAGAAGCGCGGCGTCACCGGCGAATCGCAGGTGATCGGCGACGGTCAGATCGTCCTTGCGGCGCAATACCCGAAGGACGTGCAGGACTTCATCACCGCTGAGCGCCGGAGAGTGCCGCGATGACGCTCGCCGCTGTGCGTGACCAGCTTGTCAACCGGCTCGCAGACGTGATCGGCGCGCGGTCGAAATATCCCGCGCTCCCTGAAGGTCTGCCCGAGCCGGTGCCCAGCGTGGTGACGAACTGGCAAACGCGACCGGTGCGCGCGCGATACGGCACCGCGCCGGCGATGCGCAACCGTGAGCACACGCTCACCGCGATCTGCATCATCACGCAGCGCACCATGCTGCATGTTGAAGACGAGATCGGCACGCGCATGGCTGAAGCGATCATGGAATCGTTCGAGGATGACGGTCGGTTGGATGGGCTTGCATCCGCGTGCGACCTGCAATCCATCGAACCATTCGTGCTTGAACTCGGCAGCGCGCAAAACATCGTCGCGTATTACTGCCTTCGGTGCGTGTTCATCGTGAAGGAAACAAGCGCATGAAATACATCGCAAACACAAACCAGATGACCGACAGCTACGGCCTTGTGCCGGCGGGCGAGGTCATTCCAGACGGCGCGCTGAGTGACGCCTCCATCAAGATTCTGTCTGAGATGGGGCTGATCCGCGAAGCCACAGACGAAGACATTCAGGCTGCGAATGAACAGCCAAAGGACGGGTGACTATGAGCCTCATTGATGGCAGGGACTGCACCATCATTCTTGGGCCGGCTGCATACGATCAAGTGTTGCCAGGCACCGGCGCGAGCCTGAACCTGTGCAACATCAGCGCCGGCGCTGAACTGAACGACGAACCGACGATCAAGACGGTCGATGTGTATTGCACCGACTACGCCATTCAGCGCCGCATCAGCAGCAAATACAGCATCAAGCTGAAGGCGTTCGTTGACATGACGCGCGGGCGCGTGACCAGCGTCAACGTCACCAACGGCGGCAGTGGTTACACGTCCGTTCCAACGGTGAGCTTCACCGGCGGCGGTGGCACGGGTGCCGCCGGCGTCGCCATACTGAACGGCGGCACGGTGATCGGTGTGTTGCTCACCAACAACGGCAGCGGCTACACCAGCGCGCCCACCGTCTCGTTTACGGGCGGCGGTGGCACAGGCGCGGCAGCCTCGGCTGCGATCAACCAACTGTCGAGCGTGCAGTTCGTGAAGATGCTGAAGACCTACGACTTCCTGTCGTGGACGTTCTACCCATTGGGCAACGCCACCGGCAACGATGGCTTCAGCGGCGTCATTGCACGGCCCAAGATCGGCATGAAGTTCGGCGAGACGGATTTCTGCGTGATCGACTTGGAAGGGCAGGGCAGCGGCGATTACTCGCAAGTCACGGCGCCATGAACGTGAGCGATAGACAAAAGCGTGTTGTGTTGGGCATCGGTCTACTCGCCGAAATGTTGACGGAAGGGTGGGAGGTCGGCACGCAGCGCGTCGTGCGCTGCATTGGCGGTCTTCCGCCTGACGCGCAGTATGTGCGCGGATGGGTGGATGAGTCTTCGCTCAACATCCATCTTGTCTTTTCACACCCCTCGTTCCCGGTAGTGCTCTGGGGTGAAACGATTCCCGTTCTTGATGTCACGCTAAAAACATCGCCGGCGCGTGAAGAGGTGAAGAAGTCATGAGTGAATCCGTAAACGAAAGCGCGACTGCGCCGAGTTCTGGCGCGCGACGCTTCACCGGCGTCACAACCACCCGCGTGCAAGCCGGCGCGGGTTACGACGAATGGTTCGAGTTGTCTGAATCGCTCTCGACCGGCGACATGATGGCGGTGCGCCGCAAGGCCGCCGCCTACATGCGCGCACACCCCGAAGCCGACGAGGAAGAGCGGCGTGAGGTGATGGGCGCGGAGACCTTCGCCGCAATGATTCGGGCGTGGTCGTTCTGCGATGCAAGCGGCGCACCCCTGCCCATCACCCGCGATACCGTGATGGCACTGCCGGCGAATGTGATCCTGCCAGCGTTCAAGCTGTTTCAGGAACGACAGGCTGAGCGCGAAAGTTTTTTAGACCCTTCGACGACTACGAGCTTGAAAAACTGAAGCTCGCGATGAAGGGCGCGCAGTCGTTCGCCGCCGACGCGCCCGACGACGCGATCATCGGCCTCATCATGGCGCGCACGGGACGCCTGCCGGATGAGATAGAGCGACAGGATTACGCGAAGCTGATTCGCGCGTGGCAGATCGTCAACGCATACGACGAGATAAAGGCTGAAGCCAATGGCAACCGATGAAATCAACTTCGTAGGCCGCGATCAGGTTTCCGGCGTCGCTGACCAGATCAGCAACGCGCTGGGCGGCATCGGCGCGAAGGCGTCCGGCGTCGGCGACACGATCAAGGGCGCATTCTCGTTCGTGCTCGGCGGCGCAATTCAGGCCGGCATCGGCGCGATCACCTCTTCGATGGGCGGGCTGATCGACGGCATGATCAGCGGCAACGCGCAGTTCGAGCGCTACCAGGTTCAGTTTGGCGTGTTGCTCGGCTCAGCCGACGCCGCGAAGGCGCGCCTTGATGACCTCGCCAAGTTCGGCGCATCGACCCCGTTCGAACTCCCGCAGGTCGTAGAGGCTGACAAAATCCTGCAAGGTTTCGGGCTGCACTCCGAAGAAGCCGCGAAGAAATTCGGCTTTTCGGGCGAACAGATCAGGACCATCGCCGGCGACGTTGCAAGCGGCGTGGGCGTCGGCTTCGACGAGATGAGCTTGCTGATCGGCAAGTTCGCCAGTGGCAGCACCGGCGAAGTGATCAGCCGCATGCAGGAACTTGGCATCACCACGCGCGAGGAGATGGCCGGCCTCGGCCTTGAATTCTCCAAGTCGGGCGAGCTGCTGTCGCCCCTGCCCGAAAGCATGAACGTTGTGCTGAAGCTCATGCAAGAGAAATACGGCGGGATGATGGACGCGCAGTCGAAGACGTTCGAGGGCATGGTGAGCAATGCGCAGGACTGGGTTGCCGGCACGCTGCGCACCATCGGGCAGCCCATTTTCGAGACGGTCAAGGACAAGCTGCAAGGCGTGCTCACGTTTCTCGGCTCGCCGGAAGTGCAGACCGGCATCACCTCATTTGCAAGCACGCTGGCCGATGGCATTGGCGGCGCAATCACCTTCATCGAAGGCGCGGTGAAACAGTTCGGCCCGCCCATCATCGAAGCGTTTCAGAACATGGGGCCGGTGATTCATGAAGTAAGCGCCTTCTTCATGGGCTTGCGAAACAACATTGTCGGCATCTTCGACGGCCAGAATAACTTCGCGGAGATGTTCCGCGACTGGTTCGATGCGGAGGGTGTCGGCGCCGGCATCGATGGATTAATCCAGTTGATCCGCAACATGGCAGAGGCGTTCATCGGCGTCGGTGATGACATTGGCCGAACGATGGAGAAGGTGTGGCCGGTTGTGCAGCGCATCCTCGGCCTGATCGGTGAAATATTTACCACCGTGTTCGGCGGGGTCGAGGCCGA